GATCCCGCCTCCGGCAGCACCCGACAGCCCACAGCCGCGGACCGCGCATCGCGTTCCCGAGGAAGCCCCCGACGAGCCGCGCGCACGGCGACCGCTGGCGCCAATCATTCCCGCGGTCGTGGCAGACAATCCGCCCCCGCGCACGCCCAGACGCCGCGAAGAAGAACCGGAATCAATTATCGGTCGCGTCGTCCGCAAATTGGTCCCGCCCCCGCCGGCGGTGGTCAACAACCCGCCTCCGCGTGCTGGACGTTCAAATTGGCGCGTGGCCTGGGAAACGTGGGAGCCCGTCGAGCTGCTGCGCAAGGTGTACCGGCTGGTGTTCCCCGGCGTTGTCTCTCCGCCATTGGACGCGCCGCTATTTGCGGTCTTTGATGACACTGAATTACGGGTCGACTTTGACGACGCCGAATTGACCGTTCTCTTTGACGACGCTACGTTGACAGTGGATTTCGACAAATGACGACGCGCAAGCGGACCGACACGTACCCGATGACGTTCACAATCCGTGACCGCAACGGCGCGGCCGTGAACACCACCGGGTACACGGTGACGATCAACATCGTCAACAAGGCCACCCGCGTGCCCAAGGTCGTCAACGGCGCCTGTGTTGCCGTGAACGCTGCTCTCGGTCAATGGAAGTACACCCCCGTCGCTGGCGACGTCGACACCTCGGACGCCTACGACCGCGAGGTGAAGGCCATCGCCCCCGACAGCACCCCCTACCACGTGCCCACCAAGGGCTACGACGGGCTCTATATTCAGGACAACTTGGGATGACCTTCGACGTCGCCCAGGTCGAAGGCATCGCCCTCAAGTTGCTCGACGGCACCGCCAAGGTGTTCCCGGTGACCGCGCCCATCGTGGTGCTGATCGAAGAGATCTTGGCCGTGGCCGACGAGTACGGAATCATCCCGCACGAACTGCCGGCCGATCAGGTCCAAGCGATGGCCGCGGGGCTGGCGGCGCTTCGGGCGAGCGCCATCACCTCCGACAGGAACCGGCGGCGATGAGGCCCGTCAGTATCCTGGGGACCGCGACGCCGATGCCTACGCCGGCCGTCGATCTCAAGCCGGACATGACCTGGTGGCAGAAAACCCTGGCGGGCCTGCTGGCGATGGTCGTGACAACGGTGTGCAGCTTCATCGGCTCGCATTGGGGCGGCGTCACCAACGACCAGATGAACGACGCGCTGAAGGGCCAGGAAGGTCGCCTTGGGGACCGCATCGACAAGGCGATCCTGACCGCCAAGAAGGACAGCGACGACATGAAGGCGTACGTAGACAAGAAGACTGCGGCGCCAGCGCCGTTGGCAAAGAAGGTCAAGCGACCCAAGCTCAGTGAACCCTCGGGAGGGGCAATTGAATGAGCCATCCATCCACGGAGATGCCGACAGTGTCTGGGACCGGGTTTGGCGTGGCCGAGCGTCTTCCCACCGACGAAATCTCCTCAACGTCGCCAGTGAAACGGCACGCGTCGCGACTCTTATTGCAGAGGCTGCAAGGTTCATCGACAGCCTTCCAAGCTCGGCTCGACAGATGGAAATCCTTGGCATCTGCGACGAGATCGCAGAGCTGACCGAGTCGACGCGCGCCGTGGTGACCCACCTTCGCGCCGAGGCCGGCAACGGAGTGCCCGCGCGGCCCAACTGGTGGCGGAGGTTGTTCGGTGACTGAAATGCCGCCCGACGACGAGATCGAGCTGGACATCTCGGAGCTGATGCCACCGCCCGAGCTGGACCCGTTCGCCGACGACGTGCCGACGCTGGTGGACCGCCTGCGGTGCCTGTGCCCCGGCTGCGGTGACGATCAGATGCACCTCGACGACAGCGTGCAGCCGCCGGGCTCCCACGCCGAGGCCTGGAAGCGCGGATGCTGCTACGGGAATTCCAAGTTCTTCTGGTGCAAGGGCCCGGTCGAACGGCGCGGGATCGGCCAGCTCACTTTGATTGGGTCGATGGAGGTCTTTTTTTTTCCTGACCGGCGTCTGGCCAGCCGGAAGGTGGACGTCGACCGCCGCCGGCCGTGATACCGTTACGGCGTGCCGACAGCCAGCAATCTACGTAAGGACGCGCAGGCCGCGCGCGAGAAGGCCAAGAAGCTCCTGGCCTTCGCCGATGCCCTGGACGCGGCGGCGGACGCCCAACAGGGCTTGCGGACCCGTAACGGTTATGGCACGGTGCCAAGGATGGAAACAACCGTTACCCAGCCCCCCAAGGTTCCCAGGAAACGCGGCCCGGCCGCCGCTGCCGATGGCCCCATGACCGCCGTTGCAAAGCAGAAGGGAATCCCAAGCCTCCGCGCGCTGGGCGATGCGCTGGGCATAACTGCCGGAAACGTCAGGCTTATCAACCTGCGTGGCGTGATTCCTCCTGGCGTGCAGAAGAAAATCGACGCCCTCCCGAACGCCGGCACGACCAAGTAAGAACGTAACGATTTCCTGCTGTTGTGGAAACCGTTACGGTTTCCGTTGACGACGCGGTAACGGTTCAATATAACCGTTACATGTCCAACGCGACGCCGGTTGAAATCGAGGAAGAGGAAACGGTCCCGGTTCCTTCGCAGACGATGGCCGAGATGGACCGCGAGCGCTGGCGCAGGCTTTCCGACCTGTACCACGAGGAAGAGATCCCCTGCGCGCCCTTCGGGGTTTCGGGGATGTACTGATGGCCCCCGAGTGCATGACGGATGGCCCCCACGGCGCGCCTTGCACGATGGTGCGCGGGCACATCGGGGATCACAGGGACTGCGCCGGGTACCACTGGCGGCCCCTCGCCGTCCCCGTGTCCATCGTCCTGATGCAGCTGTCGCACCGGGCCTGGACGGTTGAGGTCAGCTCGGGCGGGGTGAAGGGATACGTCAACGTCGGCGTGCCCACGCGGCGTGAGGCCTTGGTGGCGGCGACCGAGTGGCTGGAGCTGGCGCGATGACCGCCGACGAGCTTGATTCGGTCGTCCGCGCCGCAAGGACCTACTGCGGCGTCGACTTCGCGCGGCCGAAACGCGGGCTGCGCGTTGCCATCGTCGCGCTCGCTGACCAGAACGCCGAGCTGAGGCGGACGGTCAACGTCCTTGAAGCGCGGATCGCCGCCTGCAACGAGAACAACGCAATCCTGGTCCGCGCGCGCGTCGGCGCCCGCTGTGGCCACGGTCGCATCGAGGCCCTCTGCGACGATTGCGTGGCGCCGTGAAGCTCGACGCTGAGAAGTGGCGCGAGTGGGACCGGAAGCTGGCGCGCCTGCTGGAGGCTGACGCCTGGACGCCCGAGCCCACGCTGCTGGGCGGGCTGCACGGAGAAATAGAGCTCGAAGCGGTCGGCGCGGTGCCGGCCGTTGAATTGGATTAACGGTCACTGCGACCAGAAAAAGGAAAGAACCATGCTCAAGATCACCAAGGCCGCCGATCCCATCGAAGTGAAGCACGTAGTTGTCTGAATCCACGGAGACCCCGGCATCGGGAAAACATCCCTCGGGTTCACCGCCGAGAAACCCCTGTGCCTGGCGTTCGACAGCGGCGTGTACCGCGCTGGCGCCTTCCGCGGGGACTGCGTCCAGATCGAAAGCTGGCGCGACGTCTCAAACATGACCGCCGCCGACTTCGCCGGCTACTCGACGGTGGTCGTTGACACCGCGGGACGCGCCCTCGATTGCCTGTCGGCGACGCTGATGGCCGAGGATCCCAAGAACAACCGCGGCGGCGCGCTGTCGCTGCAAGGGTTCGGCGCCCTGAAGAGCACCTTCTACGGGTGGTTGTCGAACCTGAAGTACATCGGCCTGGACATCGTGCTGATCTGCCACTCGGACGAGCAGCGCAAGGGCGACGAGCTGATCACCCGCCTCGACATGCAGGGAGCCTCGAAGAACGAGGTGTACAAGAGCGCCGACATGATGGGCTCACTGTCGATGGTGAAGGGCAAGCGAGTGCTCAACTTCAGCCCCACGGACGTGGCGTTCGGCAAGAACCCTGGCCAGCTCCCAGTGCTGACCGTTCCTGACTTCGTTCCCGGCGCGCCCTCGGGGTTCTTGGCGAAGGCGATCGCCGACACGAAGGAGGCCCTCAATCGCCTGTCGGCCGAAGGCATCGCCCAGGCCGCCCTTCAGACGACGTGGGCCGAACGCATCGGCAAGGCGAGCACCAAGGCCGAGTTCGACGCCCTGGCAGCGGCGGGCAAGGCAGAGGGCGCCCCCAAGGCCGTCGGTGCGCTGCTAACGAAGGCAGCGAAGGCCAAGGGCTTCGCCTGGGACAAGGCAGCCGATGCGTTCGCGCCCGTCGCCGAGAAGAAGGCGGCGTGACGTGATCCGCATCTCCGTCACCGATCTGGAGTCCTTCCGCTACTGGCGCGAGCAGGAGCACTCGACAGTTGAAGAACTGGTCGCCCGCCTGCGCCACGAAGAACCGCCGTCGCCGCAGATGGCGGCCGGCGGGGCCTTCGCGAAGCTCATGGAAACGGCGCAGTCCTACCCGGACCGCTCCCAGGTGGGCGACTGCTACCAGGACGTCGAGGTTGACGGCTGGCGGTTCGTGTTCGAGCTTGACGCCGAGCTGGAACTGCCCGACGTCCGCGAGCTGAAGGCCGAGCAAGTCTTCCAGACCTCGGTCGGTCCCGTCATGCTGGTGGGAAAGGTCGACGGGCTCGACGGGCTCACCGTCCACGACCAGAAGCTGACCGAGAGCTGGGACGCGGAGAAGTACGTCGACAGCCTTCAGTGGCGGGCCTACCTGGTGATGTTCGAGGCCCAGTCGTTCGTGTACGACGTCTTCGTGGGGCGCTACAAGCGCGACAGGGACCGCAAGATCATCCCTGGGCAGGTGACGGTGACCGACTATCACCGAATGGCCTTCTACGCCTACCCAGGGGTACGGGCGGACGTGCAGCGCGCGGTGGAGAACGTGGCGGCCATCATCGCCCACCACATCCCCGAGCGCGTGCTGGCCGCCTGAGCTTGGCCATGCCCCGACGGCGATCCAAATTAAGAGGCATGGCACCGTCGGGGAACCCGTTGCTCGCGCGAATGACGGCCGCTGAAAAGCTGCTGGCCCAGCACGGCGATCGCCTGGACGGACACGATCGCCAGCTGCGCGAGCTGAACCTTGACCTGTCCCTGCTGGCCGACATCGTCCACCGCGCCAAAGCCAGGGCCGCCGATGTGCGAGCAAGGCGCCAAAAACGCACGCCATGATCTGTTTTGAAACTCCGCGCCGGAACGTCCCGCGCGCCGACTGAGAAAGGACGCGCGATCGCGCTGTCGTGGATGCGGCATGCCCTGTGCTGAGGCGGCCGTGCTTGTTACCAACCCCACCCACTGGAGGGACCGTGTCGTTGGTTTCCGAGGCGGGCATTCGGGCCGCCATCGCCCAACTGGAGGCGATGCTGCCCGAGCGGTCCTGCACCTTCCGTGAGCTGTGGACCGACTACGTAGCAAGCCTGCCGGCTGAGGCGGGATGGGTTCCAGACGTCGTGTCGCTGATGAAAAAGCCACTGGCGGCCTTCGGTGACGTCAAGGTTGTCGAGCTGCGACAGTCGAATTGGGCGGCCTACCGCAACGGCCTGGGGCGCGAGCTGTCGCCCACGACGCGCAACCTGGCCCTTCGTCGCACCAAGGCCGTCGTGCGCTGGGGCGTGGCCGAGGGCAGGGCTTGTGAGACAGCGTTTTTGAAGCTCAAACAGGAGCCGGCCAGGGGCAAGCGGCGGACCGAGATCGCCGAAGAGGATGACGCCCGTGTCGCGGATGCGTTGCCGCTGGAGGTGAGCGTCCTGTATCGGGTGATGGCGGGCAGCGGGTGCCGGATCGGCGAGGTTCGAAACCTGCGCTGGGATCAAGTCGACTTCGGGTCGAACACCATCGCCCTGGCCTGGGACGAGAACAAAGGGCGCAAGGCGGCGGTGATAACCTTCACCGCCGACGCGGCCAACGCCCTGAAGCTGATGCCGCGCGAATCCGTCTACGTGTTCCCGTCGAAGCGCACCGGCCGCCCGCTGGGACATGGGCACTTCTGGTCCCATCTCCGCACCGCCTTCGACAAACTGGGCCTGAAGGCGGCGCCGGGGGACGGGAACGTCCACCCACACGACACGCGGCACTCGGTGGCCACGCGGCTCGGCCGCCGGGGGGTCAGCTTGACCGATATTCAAGGCGTACTCCGCCACGCGAACATCAGTCAGACGGCGCTCTACATCGTGACCAGGGCCGAGGAAATTGCGGCGGCGGCGCGGCTGCTGGAGGGTCCTCGGCATGGTCCGCACCGCGCCGCGGGGTCGGCGAAGGTGGGACCCGCCGCTCCAAAAGCAAGGGCCGCCCGAAAGTAAATCGTTGACGGCGGGATACGTTTCCGTTACTTCTTTTCCATCCCGTCAATGAGCCCCGAAGAACGCACACGCCCACCGCTTCTGCATTGGCGGGATCCTATGCGGGCAGCTGGCGTGTGCGTCCTCCGCGGCATCCACCACGACCCATAGGAGCAGCCACATGGAACCGGACTTCCTGAGAACTTATCAACAGGGTAATTCGCCCACCCCGAGGCGCCGGGGGCGCGCCAAGGCCTTTCTCACCCAGGCCAGCCCCCGGCTCATTCGAGCGGTCGCCCGCGGCCAAGTAAGCACTATCCAGCTCGGGCTGATGTTCGGCCTGACCGTCGCTGACCTCGCTTTCCTGAGGACGCGATGACCCCCGCGGAACTGGCGACAGTCATCGAGAGCCACCGCAAGTGGCGATTCGGTGAAGAGGGCGGATCCCGCGCCGACCTGAGCGGCGCCAACCTGAGCGGCGCCGACCTGAGCGACGCCTACCTGAGCGACGCCAACCTGAGCGACGCCAACCTGAGCGGCGCCGACCTGAGCGGCGCCAACCTGAGCGGCGCCGACCTGAGCGACGCCTACCTGAGCGACGCCAACCTGAGCGGCGCCAACCTGAGCGGCGCCGACCTGAGCGGCGCCGACCTGAGCGGCGCCAACCTGAGCGGCGCCGACCTGAGCGACGCCAACCTGAGCGGCGCCAACCTGAGCGCGATCCGTGAGGACCTTGTCCAGGTGCTCAACGCCGCGCCGGCCGAGGTTCCGGGGCTGTTGGCGGCCCTGCGCGCTGGCAAGGTCGAAGGGTCCACGTACGAGGGCGCCTGCGCCTGTCTCGTCGGGACCCTCGCCAACGTCCGCGGGTGCTTTTACCGCGAGCTGGGCGCCTTGCGTCCCGACCCGGACCGCCCCGCCGAACGGTGGTTTCTCGCCATCACCGAGGGCGCCAAGCCCGAGAACAACCAGGTCGCGAAAATCACCGAGGGTTGGATTGTCGAGTGGCTGGCCAACGGCCCCGCTGCCGTCCAGGCGCCGACCGCCGAGGTGTCCGCGTGATCCGCTGGCTCGGCACCAAGAAGGTCAAGCTCGCGACCATCGTCCTGCCGGGCGGGTTCGCGAAGCGGAAGAAGGAGCAGCACGTCCGCGACCTGGCGGCGTCCATCGAGCGCGGTGGGGTGATCAGTCTGCCCGTGGTGCAGGACAAGCCCCGCAAGCTGGTGGCAGGCGGCGACCGACTCGCGGCGCTGATGCTGAACAAGGTCATGTCGCACGAGGTGCGAATCGTCCGCGGCACGGCCCAGGAGCTTGAGGAGCTGATGCTGGAGGAGAACCTCCTGCGCCGGCGCAGCGACGACTATGCCGCGATGACCAAGCGACTGGTGGAGCTGCGCACGGGGGACATCGAGGCGGCCGACCGAGCGGAGGTTGTCGCCGAGGAGGCGGCCGGTCGCGCCATCATTGAGCGCTTCCTGGAGGAAGCCGTCGACGACGGATTACTGGTCGCCGCGACCGCAAATGACGAGCCCGCCCCGGTGGGCCGCCCCAAGACGGCGAAGGGCAAGGCCCGCGAGCAAATCGCGAAGGAGACGGGCAAGACCCCCGAGGCCATCCGCCAGGCCGAGAAGCGGGCGGTGGCGAAGGAGCGAAAGGCCGCGGAGCAAGAGCAGAACCCGTTCACCGACGCCGGGGAGCCGCTCGCGCCACCGGTCGAAACGTACGGACTGCCCCTATTGACCGCCGAGGACGCCTACCAAGTCGTCATGGCCCAGGCTGCCCTTGAGAAGGTGGAGGGGTTCCTGAACAAGGCCCTGGCCTCCGTCGCGAACCACGCCGGGGCCGACTCGCTGGCGGCGCGCATCTGCAACGACGTTATGGCCGCGCTGGGCAAGCTCGCCGTCGACGTGCGCGCCGCCTACCCACGGGCCGTCTGCGCGGCCTGCAAGCTCATCCCGGCGCGCCGGGCGAAGTGCAAGGCCTGCGCGTCGACGGGCTTCGTGGGCGTGACGGAGTGGCTCAACGCTCCCGACGAGCTGCGCCTGGGCGGTGACCAGGCGAAGGTCTCCGACGGCAAGGGAGGCTTCATCCCCTACGCCCGTGAGGTCGCGAAGGAAGAGAAGGCGGCCGAGCGGAAGACGGAACGCAAGCTGCGCGTCGAGCTGGACGACGGCACCGTGTTCGAAGGGGGCGCGTAGCCATGAAAGACGAGGTGACGAAGGGCTACGTGTGCACGGGCGTGTTCGCGACGCCCGAGGAGATCGAACGCATCATGACCGAGCGAGCCTTGCCGATGGCCCGCGTTTTCGGGCGTTGGCCTGAACCCGAGAAGGTCACGCATCGGGCCGCGCTTTCCCACGGGCTACCGGAAATCGTCGGCTTCTACGGCATCGACTTCCGCGACGGCGAGTTCATCCGCGTCCGCGACGGGGACATGGACAAGGGCGAACCGTCGTCCGAGTGGCCCACGCCTTCCCCGGGAGCCGCGTAGCCATGGCCTCCTCGAAGGAACGACCGCCGCAACTGACGGCCCGCAAGTCAATCGACAGGTTCAAGGCCGCGAAGCTGGTGGCCAACATCCTGGCGCCGTTCTCGCCTTCGATCCGCGCCGTCATCGTCACCATGGCGACGGCGGGGGACACCGACCGACAGGTGGAGCTGCCCGTCGTCAAGGGGAACGCGTGAAAATCTACGTAGCGTCCTCCTGGCGCAACCTCCTGCAGCCCGCGATCGTGCACGCGCTTCGCCGGTGTGGGCACGAGGTCTACGATTTCAGGAACCCGAAGCCTGGAGACACCGGCTTCCGCTGGCAGGACGTCGGAGGCCCAGCGACGTATCAGCACGGCGACAAGGTGAGCGCCGTACGGTGGCGGACGATGCTGGCGCACCCTCGCGCGGCCGAGGGCTACGAGTCGGACATCTCACACGTCCGGGACTGCGACGCCGCCGTCTACGTTCTGCCGTGCGGGCGCTCGTCGTCGTTTGAGTTCGGCTACGCCATGGGCCAGGGGAAGAAGGGGTACGTGGTCGCCTTCGACGACGTCGAGCCCGACCTGATGTTCCGCGAGGCGACGATCATCGGCTCGATGGGCGAGCTGTTCGACGCCTTCGGAGAGCCGACCGAATGAACCGCTCCCCACTCAAGCGGACGACGCCGCTCGGCCGCAAAGGCTGGATGCGCAGAAAGCGCCCTCGCCGCTTGAGTGGGCCGCACGCCGACCCCGCCCGCATGGGGTTCGTTGCGGAACTGCCGTGCGTGGGCGTCCGCGCGTTCAACGGCATCGAGCGCCGGCGCGGCGGATACGTCCTGAACACGCACCGCTGCGAAGGGCGTATCGAGGTCTGCCACGAAGGCCGCACCGGCAAGGGGATGGGCACCCGCTGTCCGGACAGCGAGACGATCCCAATGTGCACAGCCCTTCACCGTCACTGGACCGACCACAGCGGCTGGTTCGCCGGCTGGACGAAAGAGCAACGCCGCGATTGGGCCGACGCGCGGATAGCTGAGACCACGGCCCTCTACCTGTCACACGGGAGCCGAAGAGGATGAGCACACCAACGGACGGCGGAGTTCACCTTGCCCGCCGCATCGGCTGGAGCGGCACATCCCACAACGCCTGGTGCGGCCACCTGTTCACCGGTCGCGACAAGAAAATCATCACGCTTTCCCAGTTCCGCAGATACCCCGACGCCTGTCCCGACTGTGAGGCCCGGTATCTCGCTGCCCCTCGCCACCACGTAACCGTCGACGGACGCCCCAAGTAGGAGGCCACGATGACCAGAAACGAAGAACGCTTGCGACGCCGAGAGCGAAAGACCGGGGTACCCCGCGGCGCCGTTCAAGAGACCTGGTACCAGCGAGAGGAGCGCGACCGACAGCGCGACCTGTGGATTCTCGTCATCGCCCTGACCGTCTCCGCGCTCGCCCTGGCGGTGCTCAAGTGAACCAGCGAACGTTCGACGCCGTCGACAACGCACAGGCCAAAGCCCCCGGTGACCTCGACTACCTAGACGTGGCGCTGATTGAGCTGGATGACGAGCGGCTCCGCTTGGAGGCCCTGTTCCAGCAAACGCACGGTGCGCACTCTAGCTGGGTGGCGGAGGCGGAAAAGCTCCGGAAGGAACGCGACCTCCTCCGTGGGGTCATCGCCGAAATTCGCGGATGGGCGACCAGTCGCATGACGACCGACAACCCGGGGCCGGCGGAATGGTTACTGGAAATCACCGCGGTGCTCAAGTGACCGTCGAGGACTTGCAGCTACTCGGCCCCCGCCAGCGCCAGGTGATGGAGCTGCGCCTGGCCGGCCTCGGGCAGCGTGAAATCGCCGGCAAGCTCGGCCTCACCGCCAACAACGTGGCTCACCTGGAATACCTCGTGCGCCAGCGCCTGAGCTCGCGTGACGTCCCCCGCCGGCCCTACGGCTGGCAAAGCCTCTGCCGCCGTGGCCACCAGAAGACACCGGGGCAGAAGTGCGTCACATGCTGCGCGGCTGCCAACGAGAGCCGACGACAGAAGGGGTTCGCACGTGCGGCAGCCAGGGAGGCCGCAGAGGCCGCCGCTGAGTCCCCCGAGGCCGCCCGGACCCGCATCGCCTGGGAAGTGTCCACCGGCAAGCGCTGTGGTCACCAGCTGTTCCGCGGCCCCTGCTGCCTGCTGCGCCCCTGCGCGGACCACGGCCGATGATGTGCGCCGCCAGACGCCAGTGGAAGCCGTTGGCCGAGGTCCACCAGGAGCACCGCCTGCCGGTCGGGCCGGTTGACCGCCCACGATGGAGCATCCCCGACAAGGGTGGGCGCCAGACGTGCCTGGCGTGCCGTGGACAGGGCGAGATGGGCGGCAAGGACTGCGGGAACTGCGATGGCGACGGGTATCGATGGGAGGCGACGTAGCCGTGAACTGCCCACGGTGCGGAGAGGAGACGGCTGTGTCGAAGTCCATGCGCTTCGATGACACCGTAATTCGACAGCGAAAGTGCGTCTGTGGCTTCACTGGGCGGTCGGATGAGAACTGGGCACAGTCTATTAGTGGCCAGGAACGCCATCGCCCTGGCCAGCAGCCGCCACCAATGGCCAGGAAACAACCCCTCGTGGCCGCCAATGGCCGCGGGGGGGTAGGGGGGGTTCTGTCCGGGGTTCGATCTGGGTCTGATCCGGGTCTCAATCCGGACCCCTCTCAGCAATCCGGATCAGGAGCGCACGCGATCCCACAGGCGCCCTTCGTGCCGCCCCTCCCCCCGGTCCGAATCGATACCTTCGCAGCGGCGAACTCGGCGCACTTCGAGCGGGTCTACGCCGCCTACCCGCGCAAGGACGCCAAGAGGCGCGCAGGGGAAGCGTTCTGGCTTCTGGCGGCCACGTTCCCCGGCGGCGAGCCTGCGCTTGCCGACGCAATCCTGGAGGCCCTCCCCGCAATGCTGAAGCGCCACCCGTACAACGGGCCGAACGCGACGCGGCCGTTCCTCGACAAGATCCTCGCCGAGCGCCGGTGGGAGGACCCCGAGAGCGCCCCCGACGCGCCGACGAGGGCGGACACCCGATGCAACCTCCACCGCCAGGCCGGCACCTTTCGCCAGCTCCCTCGGGGTGGACCGGTCACCGGCTGCCCGACCTGCAAAGAAAACTCAGCTGCCCGAGGGACCCGCGAAGGCGAACCGACAGCCCTCGCGCCACCCCCGTTCAAACCGCCACCCGAATGGACCCCCGAGCAACGGGCCGAAGCCGAGGCCTTGCGCAAGGAAGCCACCCCAACCGCTCGCGCAGCAGCCGGAGGTGCGACATGAAGCCCCACCCGAGCGACCCAGCAGCTACGCACGTGGTGCAATACGAGCCCGCCGAGCTGCCCGGAATCGCCACCATGCATTGCGGGGCGACGGTGGCGATCCAAAGCGATGGGTCGACGGTGCCTGCGGGGTTCGATTTCTACCTACCCGAGGACCGCGCAAAGGCGACCTGTCTCGCCTGTCCGGTGCTGGCGGGCCTGCGGACGGAGACAGCCGCCAAATGAACCCGCCCCCCGGTCCCATCGTCGCCATCTACGAGCTAACCCGCGAGTGGACTACCTACCGCTGGCTTTGCGAACCCTGCCTCGCTGCCACCAAGGCCGAGGGCTGGACGGCAAAGTACCGCGCTGCCGTTGCCCAGGCCTGCGACCGCTGCCCGGCTGTCCCCTCACCCCACCAGAAGCCCGACGGCTCAGTCGCCTACATCCCAACGTCCCGCACCTCCCGCCTCCCGACCCGCGCGGAGTGCCCACCGCCCCGCGTGCTCCCGCCGTGGCCCAAGCCCAAGGCGCGCCCCCCGCAGCGAAAGGCAGCATGAGAGCCGACCAGATCCGAGCGTCCGCCCTGTGGCCATCCGAGGACTGCTCGTCCGAGATGTGCGACGAGGTCTCCGATAAGTGGTGTCCCATCGAGGACGCGTACCTGTTGCTCAACGAGGCGACAGGCGGACGCGCGACCTTGGTGTACAACCGGCCGGACGCCAACGTGAAGTGGCTCCACACGGTTCCGGTCGAGAAAGCCCACAAAGCATTCGCCGACGCGCTAATTAACGGTCGCACCGACCGCTAACTGTGATGAGTTGCCAGGCCCGCAACCCGGCGTACAGTCGCCGCAAATGGGACAACTGCGCAACGGAGACGGCGTCACAATCAACGAAATCACGGTTTCGCATCGAGCGCTGGCCAACAGCCCGCACGATGCGTGTGTGTTCGACCCGCGGGAGGGTATCCGTGGCGTGAACATTGGGGGCAAGCTCTGGGCTGCCAGCGAGGACACGGTGATTCGCACCGTCAACGTGTCGTTCGATGGGGTGTCGGTCGAATGCAACACCGAGTTCCTGATGATGTTGAGCGACTTGGAGTTCCGAAAGGAATTCGTCGAGAAGTGCAAGGCGGAACGCGCCGCCGCCGAGGCCGCCGAGACGGTGCCCCACGTCTGGGAGGCCAGGCCCGAGAAGGACTTCGCCAACCCGGGCTCGCGCAGCTGGCAGTGCTTCAAGTGCCAGGGCTGGGTGTCGGTGCAGCTGGCCACGGAAGGCGCGGCGGAGCTGGTGGCCGAGATGGACGCCGGCAAGGGGCCGCTCGGGTGCCGTGGCATCCCGCCGCAGCCGGAGGCGCCGCCGTCCGAGGCCGAGGACCGCGTCACCAGCAACGTCGCCGTGGACGTGAAGAACGCCGCCAAGAAGGCGAAGCGAAAGGGCAAGGCGTCTTGAGGCAGACCGCCACCCTGTCCAACGGCATTGGGTACGTGATTTACCTGGGGGCCGATCCCGTCTTGTACGAGGACGGCAACCAGGTCGACGCGTTCGACCTCTGCACAGTGCCTGCGCGCGAGGCCGGTGCGTTCCTGCGGAGGCTGGCCAACGAGCGGGCCCAGCGCCGTGTTGCCGGGGCCGTGCTGACCTGGGAGACGCACCCGTAGTGATCCGTCCGATGGCAGAGGACGAGCGGACCTTCGTGCGCGAGACGTGCGCCAAGGTCCGTTGGCCTCACGAGTACAGCGCCCAGCGCGGACGACAGTGGCCTTCCGTGCCCTGGTCGCAGTGGCTCGCCGACCACGGGGCCGCGATTGACCAGTGGCTCACCCGCGGTGAGTGCCTGGTGTACGCGGAGCGCGGCGTCGTCCTGGCCTTCCTGGTGAGCACGGGGCACACGCTCCGCTGCCTGTACGTCAAGCGGGAGTTCCGCGGCAACAGGTTCGGCCTGGCGCTGCTGAACGCGCGGTGGCCTGGGCTCGTCGAAGTGTCGGTGTACCGGCCCACGCCGAGCTTCCTGCGGTGGGCGTCGCTGCACGGCCTGGCCTGGCGACACGAGGAAGACAGGCGGGCCGCGTGAGCCTCGCTGCCCTGGCCGACGAGCTGGTCAGCTACGAGCCAACGTTGCCGCGCTGGAGCCTCAAGGCTTTCTGTGGGGACCACGCGAAGCAATGGGAGTTCGCCACGTCGCCCAGCATGCGGCGTCACCTCCAGTGTGCTCGCCAGTCCGGCAAGAGCTGGATCGTTGACGGCCTAGTCGCCGACCGCGCGCAGCTCACGCCCAACTCCCTGCACTTCGTCCTCGGCCTGAACGGCGTGGCCGTCCGTATGAACAACTGGGTTCCCATCTGGAAGCGCACCCTCGACAAGTACCGCGTCGAGCGCCGCGACAACCAGCAGATGATGCTCAGCGAGTTCCCCAACGGGGCCCGTGTGATCTTCACCGGCACGGACGACTTGCGCCACGTTCGCAACTTCCTCGGCAACCGGCTGCCCAAGGGCTCCACGTTCGTCATCGACGAATCGCAGGACCAGCCGGAAGACACCATGCGGTACCTGCTGGACCAGGTCCTGGTGCCGATGATGACGCCGGACACGCTGCTGATCGAGGCGGGCGTGCATCCCGACATGCCGGCGGGGCGCTTCTACCGCGACGCCTCCGACGCGAGCTGGGACCACTTCGGCTGGGGGCGCTTCGACAACCCGCACACCCCCGAGGCCCGCACCACGCTGGCCAACCACCTGCGCGACCACCAGTTGACAGAGGCCGATCTCGAGTTCGACCCCGAGCACCCGCCCGAGGGCGGCAAGCTGAGTATCGTCCTCCAGATTCTCCGCGACTGGTTCAACCGCGGCGTCTACGACCCGAGCGCCCGGACCTACTGGTACCGCGAGAGCGTCAACGCGTACGACCCGGTCACCCCGGCCTGGGCGACGTCCTTCGTCAGCCCGCCGGGGTTCGGCCCGGTGCGCTTCGCGGAGCCGTGGCCCGGCGTCGACACGTTCGCGGTGGCCATCGACCCAGGCGGCTCGGACCCGTTCGGCTTGCAGGTCATCGGGTGGGGCAGGACGCACCGGCGTATCCAGCACCTGGTTGACTGGGTGGCCCCCCGTGGCGCGAAGCTGTCTTGGGGCGATGTCATGCGCACCCTGGGCGTGCTGGTGGCCCGGCGCTACCCGACGGTCCTGTGGCGCTACGACACCACGTCTGACACCGAGCTGGACACGTTCGGCAACGAGTACGGCGTGCCCGTCATCCGTGCAGCCAAGAAGGCCGACCGCGACGGGCAGATCCGACGCAACAACGACCTCTTGTCTGACGGCACGCTGGCCGTCATGCGCAACAGCAACCTCGCCACCGACTACATCAGCGCGCAGCTCGTTGACGGTGCCTGGGGTGCCTATCACCCGACGGCCTCAGAGTGCGTTCGCTACGCCGTCGGTGACTTCTGGGAGACGCGCCCCGCGCCCGTTCCCCCGCCGCGCGCCATGGACCCCTTGGACCGCGAGGCCGCTCGAATGGCCGAACAACTCAAACGTGGCGGCCGACGGTTCCCCGGCCGAGGTGACCGGTAATGTACGAATTCGACCGCGAGTGGTGCGACTACGAAGTCACCGATCCTGAAGAGGTCCGCACCAAGCTTGACCAGGCGGTGTCGTCCATCGAGACCAGCGCCGAGGAACAGGGCAGCCTCGTCGCGCAACTGGTCGACCTGGCGCTCTACGCTGGGCGCCCCTTCAACGCAATCACCATGGCCGACTTGTGGAGCTACGCCGCGGTCGCCGATGCCGCTGCGACGCTGAAGTTCAACGCTTGTTACTCGGTGGTCTCCACCATCGTCAGCCGCGTGTGCTCGTTCCGGCCGCGGGCGCAGTTCATCCCCGAGGCCGGCAACTACAAGACGCAGCGCCTGTGCCGCGAGCGGACCGCGGCGAGCGACGCGTGGGCCCAGCGCGAGGAGTACCAGGCGCAGGCGTCCCTTGCGTTCCACTGCCTGACCGGTCGTGGCGGCGTGCTGAAGACCTACCAGGAGACGCTGTATCCGGGCACCGACGACGAGGAAATCGTCACCTCCCTCGGTCGCTTCCCTGCATGGGAAATCAAGGTTGACCACGAGGACGGGAAGTACGGCAAGCCGCAGTGCATGTATCACGTCCGCTACATCACGCAGAAGCAGGCCTTGCGGGTGTTCGGGCGAACGGATGAGGAGCGGTTCAAGGTCATCAACGGATCTGAGCGCCTGGCGTCCATCGGTGGCTACACGGGCGACGACGGCCTGAACGGCCTGGCCCGGCGCAACGGCGTGCCCCTGGTGCGCGTCGTCGATGCGTACGCGAAGGGGCCGCGCGGGCGTCACATCATGATGGCGGGTGATCTAGTTGTGTTCGGCATGGCCGGCGACGGGGAGGAAGGCGAGTGGAAACACCGCTGGCACCCGTTCAACGTGTTCCGCTTCGACTACGCGGAGGGCGTGGGGTTCTGGGGCCGCTCTGCGCTCGACAAGGTGCGCGGCATTCAGACGGGCCTTGACGAGACGGTCTACGAGATCGACCAGGCCCATCACCTGAGCGCCAAGCTATTCATGTCCGGGCCGCACGCGCCCGAGAAGATGAGCAACGAAATCGTCCAGTACGTCAACGACGTGCCGGGGCGGCCTGTCACGTTCCACAACCCCAAGCCCATCGACGCCGACGCCTATCGCTGGTTCGAGCTCAAAAAGCAATGGATGTTCGAGGTCCTGGGCGTGTCGCAGAACGCGGCCCAGGCCACGAAGCCGCAGGGCGTGACGGCCGCTGTCGCCATCGAGGCGGTGACCGACCTTCAGAGCGACCGCCTATCTCAGTGCTCCCAGAACTGGGAGACGATGGTGAGCCCCATCGGTGAGCAGTGGTTTGCGCTGGAGTCCGAGGTGGGCGGGACCCGCCCGTACCGCGCCAGCGACCGCGGTCGCGTGTGGACCGTCAACCTCGACGCCAGTGGTGGCGAGCAGACGGTGCGCGCGTTCCCGACGTCCCTGTTCGGGCAGAGCATCCCGGCGCGCCTTCAGAAGGCCATGGACGCCGTGAAGGCGGGCTGGTTCGACCAGGACGAGGTGCTGAAGGCCCTGGGCGTGCCCGACCTGGAGAGCATCCTTGAGACCAAGCTGGCCGAATTCGAGTGGATCGAGAACTTCGCCGACGAGCTGCTGGAAGGCGGGCGGTACACCACGCCCATCGAGTGGGCGAACCCCATCAAGACCTTCGAGTACTGCCGCCTGCGCTACCTGCGCGCCGACACCGACGGGAGCTACCCCCTGTCGTCGATGTACGACATGCGGAAGCTGCTCGACTACCTCCAGCCTATCGCCCAGGCCGCACGCGACAAGGCCAGCGGCAAGGGAGCTGCCCCCGTGGCTCTCCCCGCTGCACCCGCAGGCCCGCCCGCCCCGCTGGCGCTGTCCCCTGTCGCCGCGCCGCCGATGCCCCAGGCGATCGCACCGCTTCCCAACCTCCAGCCCACGCCGGAGGCCGCCCCCGTCCTGTAGCCCCGTCCCCTACTTCGCAACGAAAGATGGTCCCCAATGGCGAAACGTTCCGTCCAGGCCCGTGTGTCCAAGCCCAACCGCTCCACCCGCATCGAGACAGAGTCTTCCGGCATCCCGAACGCCCGCGAGGGCGGTGTGCGACTGAAGCCCGGCGAGTCCCGCTTGCAGGACCCGAGCGAAAGCACCTGGAATGACCTGTCCAACGAAGGCTCCCCGCCGCCCGACAACAACCAGGTCGTGGACGATGACGAGGCCCCGGAGGTCGCGCGCACCGAGGACGAGAAGCAGGACAAGATCCGAACGCTGCTGGGCCGCCAGTTCAGCGGCAAGGAAGTCGCCGACGATGCCGCGGCCGTGGTCGACGGCATCAACGCCCGCACCGAGGAGGTAGCTGGCGGCGCCGCTGCGACCGAGGACGAAGAAGAGGAGACCGAGACGCCCGCGGCCGACGAGCCGCCCACACGGCGCGACCTAATGGACCGTGTCGACGCCGAGCAGCGCCGGCTCACCCTGGAAAAGCAGCTGGGCACCGAGCGCCGCGCACGCGAGCAGGCAGAGGCTCAGCTCAAGGGCGGCCTATTGGCGGTGGCAAAGGCCCAGGGGCTCACCAAGGACCAGGCCATCGACGCCCTGCTGTCCGCCAATGACGACGGCGCCGCGCCCGTGGCAGCCGCCCCCGCGCCGTCGACCGACCCCGCCGTCAACGACCGGCTGACCCGCCTGGAGCAGCGCGAGCGGGACATCAACAAGCGTGAGGCCCTGAGCGTCGTCGAGGAGGTCACCAAGGAGCTGGATATCCCTGTCACCCGCGCCACCTCGCGCGTGACGGTCACGGACGAGACCAGGAGAGGGAACGACGGGAAGGCGCTCACCACCGTCATGTCCGGCCGCGAGCTCGTGTTGCAGACCGCTCAGCGGCTGTGGGAGCGCGCCGGCAAGCCCGACGGCGACCGGCGGCAGTTCATCACCAAGGCTGCCCCCCTCGTTGAACAGCAGCTCGTCGATGACCAGAAGGACGCCTTCGAGGCGTACGCGTCCAAGGTGGCCGGTAAGACGCCAGCCGCCGCGGGTACACCGCCCAAGCCACGCAAGGCTCCGCCGTCCCTCGGGCGCAACACCGGCGGCGGTGGAGCTGCACCGGCCGCGTCGCTGAAGCTCTCGGACGACATCGACGAGCGCCAGCAGCAGATCAAGGCGCGGCTGGGTCTGCGCGGAGGGCGGTAGTCCTTTGTGGGCAAGCGCCCTGTCCCGAAACAGCTGACCCCGTTCAAGAAGGGGCAGAGCGGCAACCCGACAGGGCGGCCCAAGGTCGCCCGCGAGTTCGCAGAGCGCATGCGCGAGGCCTTCAACACCCCAGATCCGGTCCACAAGCGATCGTTGACGGACGTGGTGTTGAAGCTCGCCTTTGACGACTTCAGCCCCAAACAGACCTGGGCCATCCAGTTCATTGCGGCGTACGGCATCGGCCTGCCCAAGCGGTCACTCGACGACGAGACCGTAAAACAGATGGCCGCGGAGCTGTTCGAGAAGGCATTGGACGAAGCCCGCAAACGAAAGGCGGCAGAGGTGCAATTAACGGTCACTACGACCGATAAGTAGCTCGAATTGACGGCCTGAAAGGCGCGGGTACAGTCGGCCTCGTCTCCCGCTGAAACTGCGAAACTGTCTCCAACTGCGAAACCTGAAGTCGGCGGAGTGTGTGTTTTTCACAACTCTGAACGCGAGGTTTCGCCATGTCTCAAGGTTCTACGCCCGGCGCGACGATCACGACGCTTGCCGATGCTCTGATGCTCAACTACGACCTGCCCTTTCGAGGCAAGGTCGGCTGGTCCAAGGGTGCCCTTGGCGCAATGATCAAGAAGGTTCGGTGGTCGGGCCTCAAGCCCGTCATTCCGATCCGCAACGCCAACAGCCCGGCGGTCTCCAACGACTTCGCGACGGCTCAGAACCGCGCCAAGACTTCGACGGGCATCACGAAGGTCTATCAGTTCCTTCCGCAGTGGTACAAGAAGTTCGGCGTCGCGCAGATTGACTCCCTGCTGATTGCAGCGGCGAGCGATTCTGCCGGCGCGGTGTACGACGAGCTGTGCACCCAGATCGACGGCATCATGAACGGGACCACGCATCAGTTCTCGACTGACGTGTACCGCAACGGGTTCGGATGCATCGGTCAGATCGACGCGACCACCACCATCGCGTCCACGCGGCTCATTCTGAAGGAGCCGGAAGACTCGGTCCTGTTCATCGACGGCATGACCCTGATTGCCGCTGTCGACGATCACACCTCGGCCGCGCGCAACGCTGGCGCGACCATGGAGGTCGTTGGCGTCGAGGACTACGAGAAGGGTTACATCACGATGACCCAGAACCTGTCGACGGCCATTGCGGCCATCGCGGTTGGCGACTTCGTGTTCCCCGAAGGCAACCGCGGCGTCGGTGCCACCCCGGCGCCCACGGCGCTGAACGGCCTCGACGCGTGGTTCCCGGCCACCGTCCCCACCACCACGGACGTCGCCTCGGGCGTCGACCGTTCCAAGTCCGCGCTGTTGCGCGGAACCATCCTGGACTTCACCTCTTCGACGAAGAACAAGGAAGACCAGTGCATCGACGCCATCACGGCGAGTGCCCGCTACGGCGGGAACCCGGCGAACATGGTGTATTTCACCAACAACACGAACTACAAGGAAATCCTGTTGTTCGGGACGGCCAAGTACCGGCCGGACACCACGAAGGGGCCATACGGCATCTCCTTCCAGGGCATCAAGATCCAGACCGACAACGGCGAGGTGAAGGTGCAGCCGGACCGGTACTGCCCGGTCAAGCGGTCCTACCTGCTCGACATGTCCACCGTGAAGTTCTACGGGTGCGGATCGGCCGAGGTGCCTCGGTTCATCGACGACGATGGCGTAGGGAAGATCCTGCGCATGACGGACGCGGCTGCTGTTGAGAGCCGCGTCGGGTACTACGGGACCATCGGGTGCAACAACCCCATCGTCAACGTGGTCAACGTCCACAAGACGTAATCCAACCGAGAGCGGCGGGGGCTGGCTGTACGAGCGCCGGCCCCCGTTGCCCTCACAAAGGAAACGACCATGGGAGCACAGGGATTGTTCGTTACGAACCGCAGGAATTTCACGTTCTTTGCGCATCAGGTTGTCTTCGGCGCCACGGGCGTCGTTGCCAGTCAAGACCTTCCGGGCGACTCCGGCGTCATCGTCGGCGCCCGCATTTCGGCGGGCCGTTACAAGGTGACGCTACCGAGCAAGTACCGAAAGTTTCACGGCTGCTGGGGGACCGTCGTGGGCCCCGACACCGCCGTCTACGGCGCCAAGACGCTGGGGAACAACTTCATCATCCGGGCTCAGAAGGTGGACGCGAACACGCCTGACGGCACGTTCCTGATTCAGTTCCTGAACCCCTCGACGGACGCGACGAACTACATCGACGCCGATCCGCCCGACAACCTGTCGGTCTACCTGCTGATGGCCGTTTCGCAGTAGGCCCATGGGCGACTTCATCGACAAGATCGCGAACCGGACGGGCGGCAAGACCAAGGCCGCCGCACCCGAGTCGAGCTACGGCGGCGTGAAGCAGCGGGCGCTCGATGATCTGGCCGCCGCCCTGAAGGTGCCGAAGGAAGCCCGCGAGGACTTCGACGGCGCGCTGGTGGACCTCATCAGCGCATGCATGAAGGACAAGAAGGCACCGAAGGCGGCGCCTGCCGAGGAAGAGGCCGAGGAGTCCGAGCCCCCGGCTGACAGCGAGGAATAACCGTGGCCGGCGTCCCACTTGAATCACTGGTCACCAAGGCCCGCACCGCTGCGAATATGCAGGTGGGTGGGCCTTGGGACTCGGACGAGTGGGATGCCGCCATCAATGACGCCGTGACGGCGTTCTACGTCGACTGTGCCGCGGTCAACAACGCCTGGCGGGTGACGCGCCTTCCGTTCAGCATCACGACCCAGGCGACGCCCTACACGGCGCTCCCGTCCGACTTCGCCAACGTGTTCAAGGTGACAAAGGACCCCGGCCAGTCGAACCGGTGCGAGGTGTATCGGTCGGGCGACGAGCGGGCCGGTGAGCGCACCTACCGCGTCGAGGGCGTGAACCTGTGGATCGACCCGCTTGAGCAGTCGGTGGGCAGCTACGAGCTGCGCTACAACCCGTTGCCCGCCGTCCTCACCCCCGCCGTGAATCTCGACCAGGAGCTGGCGCCACACCGCGAGTATTTCGAGCTTCACGCCGCAATCAAGTGTCTGGTGTCGGAGGAGTCCTCGCCGGCCGCGCTGATGGCGCTGTTCAAGGCCTGCCAGGAACGCGCGCAGACGTGGGCCAAGGGCCAGCGCAGCTCCGATCCGGTGCGCCCGCGTGACGTGCGCCCCCGCGGCTACTGGCCGGGGCGCTTCGTCCGATGAGCGACGTCCCCCGCGGCAGGCCGATTGACCCAGGCCTCGGCAATCTCGCCGACGCCCAGAAGGCTGCCCGCGACGCCGAGATTATCCCCGAGCGGGCGCCCAAGCTGCGCGGCCACGCCATTGGCACGTTGGCCGAGCTCCGCAAGACGCTCGGGGACATCACCGGCAACCGCGGACCCGCGTCCACCATGCTCAGCGGCTACGAGACGGCCCAGGACGGCGGCGAGGGCACGTTCGTGTGGCACCCGACCAGCGTCGACGCCGACAACGGCGGCAAGGGCGTCAACGGGCGCGTCCAGGTGGCCAACGTGAAGGTGGGACGGTGGCACCGGACCAGCCCGCCGGCACCACCCGACACGACCGGGCGACTTCTGCGCCTGACAGGGCTGACGGGGACCAGCCTGGCGGTGTTCCCGGGCACCAAGTCCTACCGCGTGCGCATCTGGGGCGGAGGCGGCGGCGGCGGCGGGGTCATCAGCGCAGCTTGCGCGGCCGCAGGCGGCGGCGGGGCCGGGGCGCCGGCAGAGCGGGCGGGCACGTCCATCCCTTCCACCTGGAACTTCGTCCTTGGCGCAGCTGGGGCCGCCGGATCGACAGCCGGCGGTGACGGTGGCAACGGCGGCGACTCAACGTTCACCAGTGGCTCGGGGACCGTCACGGCGCCAGGTGGAAGCGGCGGCAAGGGCGACGCCGCTGGCACCGCGGGAGCCACCAGCAGGGCGCGCAAGGGTGGGGCCGGCGGCGCGGCGTCGACAGGCGGGTCCGTGTTCAACGGGGGCGGCGCACCGGGGCTGCCGGCTCACATGGTGCGGATCACCTTCGGCGACACCATGGCCACGTCAGGCTCGGGCGGCAGCTCGTCGCTTGCCGGCGGCGGCCTCGGGCACGAGCGCTCTGTCACGGCCTCCGCTGCCGGCAATGACGCCGTCGGGTATGCAGCTGGCGGCGGCGGTGCAATCGACGACGGCACGGCAGCGCGAGCTGGCGGCGTTGGCGGACCAGGCTACGGAATCCTGGAGGAGTACGCGTGACCGCTAATTACAGGTCGCTACGACCGCTAATTCACCCTGTCTTTACAGTGAAACGGTTTCGCGCCCACAATTGCGTTACACCGCAATTAACGGTCACAACGACCGGAAAAGGGGTCTCAAATGCGCAACGTTTCGACAGTGGTGGCTTTCGTGTTGTTGGTCGGCTGTGGGATTGAGAAGGACGACGACGTGTCACTCCAGAAAATACCGGTGTCCTGGCCCCTGACGGGGGGGCTCGACACCAAGAAATCGCCGCTGGCGATTCAGCCGGGGTCGCACCTGGTGCTGGACGACGTTGTTCAGGAGCGGCTCAACGAGTGGCGGCACCGCAACGGATTCACGCAGGTTACGGCGGACACGATGCCCGAGGCGGCGCCGTATTTTGTCGGCGCGCTCGGTGACTCGGGGATGTTCGAGGCCGGGAAGTCGGGACTGGAGCCTTACTCGCCGTCGTCCGCCGCCAGATGGGCGCCTTCGATCAATGCCGTGCCCATCCAGCCTCAGCACCGGAGCCGCAAGCCGATAGTCGCGAACGACCTGACCGCAGGCATGGGCTTCGCGCGCGTCGGCAACATCCTGGCGATCGGGGCGTCCGTGACGGGCAGTACGAGCTCGGAAACGCGGGTCACCACCTACGACGCCTTCTCTGGCGCCGCGGTTGACATTTCGGGCCCGCTCACTGGCGTGACGCTGTTTCGCGGGGCTGCCACGGCCTCATTCGCGGTGATGTTCGCGATCGATCCGGTCTCTGGCCTGCGAGCATTCACCGTCAATTCAACTGGGCAAGTCACGTCGACGACGACAGTGGCGACCGCCTTCACGAGGCTCGATGCCTACTGGTACGGCGGCGCGACAATCACGGTGGTCGCCGCGACCGCTGCCGGTGCGGTGTCGTTCTTGGAGTTCAACCCATCGACCCCGGCATTCACCACGAACGTGGTACTTGCGGGGGTCCTGGGCAATAGCGCCCTGGCATTGCTGGCCGATCCGCTGGCCACGGGGACCAGGTACGTGGGGACGAGCGGAACAACGCCCACCACACGCGTAATTCGGTGCAGCTCTGCCGGTGCCATCCTGACGAACGACCAGGTGGAGGCGGTGGCGTCGACCAAGATCGCAGGGATCGGAACCAACGCCGGCAACGCCGCCGACTGGTCTGTGATCTACCAGACGACCGCGCCCAACCTGCGCGTCAACCAGAAGGTCAACAATGCGATCGGGTCGCCACTCCCGTTCAAGGGCTCACTGTCATGGGGAGCCGGCGGCACGCTCGATTCCCAGGCGTGGGCGGACTCCAGCATCGACTCGACGGCCTTTTTCCTGCTGATCGGCCTGCACTCCCAGAACCCCGACGACCCTCAAGATTCATGGGCAGAGTTCTATATCCCGCTGCCAGGCGGGCAGAGCGCGCCCACGGTAGTGTCGACGCCGTCGTCTCTTTCTGCGGGCCCGTCGCTGTCCGCGCTGTACCAGGTCGTCAGGACGTCGGCTTTGCATTTCTCGACACTGCTGCCGGTGCAGGTGGTCTACGAGGACAACGCGGGCGTCATCGTCCGGCACTACTCGCTGGACCTGTTCGAACAGACCTACCTGACCAGCGCCGACGACGCGGTGACGCTCACTCAGAAGCCGCTGAAGTACAAACAGACGTCGTTCGTTCCTGGCGGCCAGATCTCATATTTCGACGAGAGCGCCATGAAGCGCCTGGGGACGGCGAGCCCGCCCCGGATACCGACCGGGGTGGGCAGCACGGCGGCCGGGGCGCTGACGCTGCTGGCTCAGTATGGCTACAAGGTTGTCATCGAGACGATCGACAGCGACGGGAACATCTGGCGCTCACCTCCGACGCCGGGCCTCCTGGTGACGCTGGCCGGAACCCAGAACACGATCACCGTCACCTACTCGTCGTGGTCCACGTCCGACTACACGTCAGCCACCATCCGCGTGGCCATCTACCGGACAGCAGCAAACGGGTCGTCGTATCGGCGGATCTACTCGACGCTCGCGGGGCCGGGGCTGGACGTGGTCTATGTCGATCTGCTCGCCGACACCGCCATCGTCGACGGCGAGGTGCTCTACGTCCAGGGCGAGCTCGAGACGGCTATCACCCCGCCTGCGCACGTCATCTGGTTTCACGATGACCGCTTGTGGGCCGCGAACCGCGAGTACCCCACCGAGGTTTGGTACACCAAGAACCTTCGCCCGGGGCGACAGCCGGAGTTCACGAACGAGGGCATCGTTGACCTCGATGACGAGTTCGGGGACATCACCAACGGCGCCAGCCTCGACACGCAGAACGTTGTGTTCAAGAAGAACGCCATTTACTTCGGGTCGGGCGACGGTTTCACCGACTCGGGCAGCGGCACCAACTACCGCTTCGATCGCATCTCCAGCGACCAGGGCGCGCTTCCCGGCTCTCCCGTGGTCAACACGGGTAACGTGCTCTACTTCGTTGGAGAACGCGGGATTCACACCGTCAACAAGCAAGGCGTGGTCGACTTCACCGGATCCCCCGTTGACCAGTGGATCAACCAGCCTTTGGTGTCCACGCGGGAAACGGTGCTAGACGGCTGCTTTGTCTCGACGAAGAACGACGTTGTCTTTCTGACCACCAATTACCTGTTGATCCACAACCTCACCTTCAACTACTGGCGGCGGGTGACGGGCCTGGCAGGGATGCGCCGGTGCCTGGTGGTCAACGGACAGCTGGTGTTGTTCAAGAACGACGGGACGATGTGGCGCGAGGGCGACCACACCGTGTTGACCGACGGATCGAGCGCGATGCCCGAGGGAATCATTCGCTCCCCGTGGATGCGCCCCACCCAGGGAAGCGGCGGACCTGGTACCGGCTCGACGGCGACCGCCGGCCAGCAGGGCATGCGCATCTACCGAGGCCGCGTCACGTACACGCGGACCGCTGGGGGCTCAACGGTTGCCCTTCGGGGGCGCATCTACCGCAACAACGACGACGCCGACCTGGAGGAGTTCACCAGCAGCGGGATTGCCGCGTCGAAGCTCTCGGGCACCGGCGAGATGGTTCCGAAGGTCTCGAAGTGCACTTCGTTCTCACTCGCCCTGGTGATTCCAGCGGGCGACTGTACAGTCCGCGTTGATGGGTTCGCTGCACTCGTTGGAACGCGCGAAGGCGCCCAAGTTACCGGTCAAGGTGATCGGTGGAAGTGACGTGACCTGATGGCGGCAGTTCCCGAGGGCTACACGCCACGCGTCGACGCCAACGGCGTCGTGTCCGGCTACTACGACCCCAACGGGGTGCTGGTCGGCAACATCTCGGGCGCGGTCAAGAACCCGGACGGGTCCATCACCTATTCGAACGGTGGCGGATCGTTCACGACCTATCCTGGTGGCACGTCGAAGGCGACGCAGGCCACTGGCGGTTTGACGACCACCTACGGCGCCGACGGCACCCGGACCACCACCGACGCGAGCGGCGCCGCGGCGTCGGCCGACGCGATCCAGGCGGCAAACAACGCGAACGCCGGCCAGCTTGGCGCGGGCGGGCTGCTAGGACTGGGCAGCAATCCGGTCACGGGGCTCATCCACGCGGCGGCGGCCATCCCCAAGGCCGTCAAGACCGAGCTTACCGGCGACGACGGCAGCGCCGCTGCCGCCGACAAGGCCGCCATTGACACCGCCGCCCACAACCTCGGGCAGTGGGATCCCAACGCCAAGAACACCTTCGACTTCGGCAATCAGCAGGGCGTTGCGACGCCCGTTGCGAATGCGCCCACGGTTACGGCGCCGCCACCGGGACAGTCGCCCGCCTCGCTCGACTTCAACGCGGGACTGGTGACGCCGGGGCAGATCACCTCAACGCCCAACGTGGGCTATGCCCCCGTGGTCTCCGCTCCCCAGCTCGGGGCGGCTCCCCAGATCAGCGCAGGCAGCGCGAGCGGTTCCGGCGTCACTGCCACCAACGTTGCCGTGCAGCGAGCGGACAACGTTGGCGACATTGCCGCGGGCGGCGTCGGTCGCGACGCGCAGCTCGACGCCCTGGGCGGGCTCAAGGATGCGGCGGAGGGCAAGACGCCCAGCGCGGCGGAATGGCTGATGCGAAAGGGCATCGACGAGAACGTTGGCGCGGCCTACGGTCTCGCGGCGTCGTTGCAGGGACGCAACCCCGGCATCGCCCTGCGTACGGGCGCCATCACCGCCAAGGACGCAATCGCGAAGAGCGCGGCCGACATGGCTGCCCTGCGCGCCACCGAGATCGCGAAGGCGCGCGAGGCCTATGCCACCCTCGGCACCAGCATCGCGGCCCAGGACCTGACTGCAATGCAGTCGAACCAGTCCAAGGACCTGACGCTCTCGGTGACCAACCTCCAGGAGCAAATCAAGGTCCTCCAGGGCAATCAGCAGGCCCAGCTGCAAGCGGGCATGGCCACCGCGGCGAACGCCACCGCAGCGTCGATCGCAACGCTCCAGGCGCAGACCAACGTCGCTGTCGCCAACCTCCAGACGTCGACGGCGCGGGACATCGCGAACCAGACCGCCCAGCTCGACGCCTCGAAGGCCAACGCCGCCAACGAGATCGCGGTCAACATCGCGAACGCCAACAACCAAATGACCGCGTTGACGGCGAACCTCGCCGCGCAGACCGCCGCGAACGACAGAAACGCCGCCAGCGAGACGGCCAAGGCGATCGCGCAACTCGACTCCCAGACCAAGATGCTGATGCAGCAGCAGGACCAGCTCTACGACGCGGCCAAGACGAACGCCGCGAACCAGGTCAGCGTCAACAACACCAACGCCACGAACGCCACCAACGTCAGTATCAGCAACGCGGGCCTTGAGGAGCGGAAACAGGCCGACATGGCCGCCGCGGACGCGAAGCTCAAGGAGCTGGGACTACAGTCGCTGATCGCCCAGCTGAACGCGTCCATCTCTGTCGCCAAGACGGACCAGGAACGGCAGGCGGCCGAAGATGCGTTCTGGGGATCGTTGGCGGGGACCGCGGGAAAGCTTGCGACGGGGAAGCCGGGATGATGCTACTTGCGAACGCCGTAATTGACGTTGACGCGAGGGCGCGCCTGACAGGCCGCAAGCTCCGTCTCAAGCTGCGCCACCTTGGCAGCGGGATCGACTGGCGGCGCCGCCTGCGCGGCACGCTCGGTCGCCAGGTCGCGGAGAAACTTGTCCGGATCGAAGTCCTTGGAGCCCGCCGTTTCAAGGGCCATGCGGAGTCGGGTGTACTCGGCGACGTCGTGGACGTCGGTCACGATCCTGGAAATCGCGCGATAGGCCGGCACGCCCACCGCGATTACCCCCGCCAACGTCACGACGAGGGTCACTTGTCGAACACGCCTCTCCCACGTCTCAAGGTCCATGTAACGAATGATAGCCTCGGCCAATTCGCGGTCAAGCCGCCCGGTAAGGTGACCCGTGGCTGAGCTTCCCGGCGCCGGGGTGGCAGTGAACTTCCCCGCGGCTCCCGAGTGGGAAAAGCGGGTGACGGCTCCGTCTGTCACCGACACGACAAAGGCCCTGTCGCCTGTCCAGGTCGCGGTAGAGGGTCAATCCCTCGCCCAGGCCGAGGAGGAAAAGGCGGCCGTCGACCAGAAGACGGGCCTCGAAACCGACAAGGCGACGATCGAGGCCCAGGGCGCCGCGGCCAAGGAAGCGCAAACCGCGGCGACCATCGGCGAGAAGGACCGCGTCGACGCAGCCGAGACGGTCAAGATCGCGAAGCGCGCGGACGAGCTGCGCGCCGCGAACGAGGCGATCCGGGCAACGCCCGCGCCTGCGCTGTTCGCGGACCGCAAAGGCTGGGAAAAGGCCAAGCTCGCGATGGGCTTCGCGCTCGCGGGCCTGGGCGACGCCATCAACGCGAAGGCCAGCGCCGTTCTCGGGCGCGCGGCTGGGCCCTCGGCGGTGACGGACATCATCAACATGGACCTGGAGCGCCAGCGCGAGAACATCAAGAAGCTGACCGACAGCCAGATCATGGCCAAAGAGGGCGTCAAGGACGCGATCGCCGCCCGCGAGCTCGCGCTGACCAAGGTCGACCTGAAGGGCGCGGCCCTGTTCAACCTGGCGAGCCAGCACGTTGAGACACTCCTGAAGGCTAAGGGCATGGATGCGCCCGCGATCGCTGGGAACGAGGCCAAGCTCGCGCTCGATCGGGCCGAGGTGGAGAGCAAGAAGCGCGCAGTGGCAGGCCTCGCCAGCGAGCACACGCGCGCTGGCGCCAAGGTTGAGGTGACGACGCGCGCGGCGTCCGAGTCCGACAAGGGTGCGCCGAGCGCCCGCGCGGCGCCTGTTCGCGGGCCGGACGGGACCATCACCTACGCGCCAACCGGCGAGGCCGAGAAGCTGAACGAAGGCGTCGCCGCGGCGCTGCGGATCGACAAGATCTTGCACGAGCGCCAGCAGCTCATCCGCGAACACGGCGAGCGGGTTATCAACCCGCACTCCCCCGAGGGTATGCGAATGAAGCAGCTCGCCGTCGAGTCCGGCGAGGCCCTGCGGCAGTTCGACCAGATCAACAACAGCGACGAGGGCCAGAAATTGGCCGCCAAGATCGCGGGAGGGTCCGGCGTCGGCGTTGACCTGAACCCGGCGGCGTCCGTCGACTACCTCGCCGAGTTGCGCAGGGGCGTCGCGCGGACCATTCGCGACCGCATCAAGGTCGGCTCTGGTCCCGCCGAGCAGATGCGCCCGGGCGCTCCCGCCGTACCGGCTGCGCCCACTGCCGCGCCCGCCGCTGCGCCTGCCCCAACAGCAGCGCCCACGCCGCCGATCCCGTCGACGGCGCCCATGGTTCCTCCGAAGCCCGCGGCGCTGCCACGGCGCGCACCGGGGCCGCTGAGCCCATCCGACCGTGAGGCGCTCATGTGGGCGAAGGGGCCGGGTCGGGGGACGCCGAAGGCCGAAGAGATCTTGAAGGCGCTGGGGGTGAAGTGATGGCGTTCGATCCTGATGCGTACCTGTCGAACCTGGCCGTCGAGCGCGCCGCCGGAACGCCTGCGGCAGTCGGCACGCCGCCCGGCATCGCCGCGCCCGACACCACGCGAAACAGCGCGCAGCTGCCCGACTACGCGCACGATCCCGTGCCGCCCGAGAAGGCTCCCGCTGTGCGCGAAGCAATCACGCGCGCCACCGCCACCGAAGGGTTCGACGGTCTCCCGCCCGACGCCCAGCGCAAGGCCATCATCGACGCCGTCCACGGGGTGACCCGCGAGCAGGCCCCTGCGGCGCCTGCCGAGCCCGGATTCCTTGAGTCCCTGGTCAACAGCGCCGGCCGCGCTGTGCCGCTCGGACACCAGTCCGGTGCGCTGATGGAGACCATCGCCCACGGCGGCAAATTCACCGACAATTACAACGCCCTCGAGGCCCGCACGGACGCAGGGGAAGCGGCGCACCCGGTGGCGGGCATCGCCGGGCGCACGGCTGGCGGCCTGGCAACGATGGCGGCCACCGGCGGCCTGGGTGCCGCCGTTGGTGCCCCCGCGGCAGCGGCGCCGACGATCGCTCGCGCTGCTGCGCCGCTGACCGCCAACGCTGTGGCCGGCGGCGTACAGGGTGCAGCCGATGCCGCGTCCGAGGGCGCCGATGCGGAGGAGACGTTTCAACGCGGCCTTGCCGGCGCGACGGTCGGCGCTGGGATTGCCACGGCGATCCCAGCTGCATCGAAGGCGCTAGGGAAGCTGTTTGCCGGCGCGCTGAAGCGGTCCGACGAGCGCATTCTGTCGGACGCGGGCGACGTGGCCACGAAGAAGATGCGCGACAAGATCAACGAGAAGGCCGACGACGTCATTGACCTGGTCCGTCGCACCCCTGGCCTGCGCGAAACCCTCACGACCCCTTCGCACTTCGTTGCGGCGGCCGAGGAACACCTGTCGGCCAACGGAACGCGCCTGAACAAGATTTACGACGCGGCCGACAAGATCAACGGGATGGTCGACGGCGCGCGCCTCGCCTCCGTCGTGACCGAGGCGCAGCAGCGCGCACAGGGACGCCTCGCGACCAAGGAGGTGGCGGCGGCCCTGCAACCGACCGTCGACAAGCTCGCGGGCGAGTCGGGGCGCGGGATAAGCGGGGCCGAGATTCGCGAGGAGATCACCCGCTTGCAAGGTGTCGCGTTCGACCGCTCACCTGGAGCGGCGCCTACCCCCGCGCGCGCCGCCGCCGGGCTGGCTGCGGGCAAGCTGAAGGATCTCCTGGAGGAGCACGTCCACGCGGCGAGCGAGACCGTGCGTAGCGCCGCGGGGCATGCCGCCGGGACAACTCCGGGGCTTGTGCCCGCGTCGTCTGGCCTCGGGCCCGTCGGCGGCGCGACCGGAGGTCTGTCGCCCGCCCAGCTGCACCAGATGGCAGACGAACTCAACGTGGCCACCGTCAAGTCGCTCAACTCCGATCAGACCGTCCTCATGCGCCTCAAGAAGGCGGCCGAGTACCGCGCCAGCGTCGCGCCGAACCAGCACGGCACCCGGCTGTCCAAGGTGGCCCATGCCGTTGTCACTCACGGCGCGCATGTTGGTGGCGTCGGTGAGATCGTCCATGGTCTCGCCTCGGGCGACGGGGCGGCGGTGGCCAAGGGCGTTGCCCTTGCCGTGGCGCCGCATGTGATCCCGCCGGTGGCCAGGGGCATCGACGAGGGGATCGCCTCCACGGCGCGCGCGCTGGGTGGTACGCGCCCCGCCGCAACGGGACTCGTCCAGAAGCTGTCGGCGACGAACGATGCGGGAGGGAAGACCGCCGTTCTCATGGACCACGTCTTTGGCGGGCGCAAGGACGACGCGAAGCCTGCCGCTGCCCCGTACACGTTCGGCGGCGACAGTGCCGAAGGTGGCGGCGGCTACAAGTTTGGCGGCGAGCCATGAGCTGGATGAAGGGCAAGCCCGCCGCGCGTCCCTCGACGCCCCCGCACGTCGACGTGATGAAGGCGATCGAGGCGCTGCACACGATGGAGAAAGCCGGCCCCCTGCCCCCTCCGATGCTCTACCTACAGCAGCAGCTCCCCGCCGTGGCCTTCGACCGCTGGGGCACGCCGCTCCCGTTGTCCATCGCAAAGCAGGAGCGTCTCGACCGCCTGGTTGCCGTGATGGCGGACCCGTACCACCGCGGGCGCGAGCTACTGCTCTCGGGCTACCTCGACACCATCGAAGCGAGCGCCATCCGCGACGGGCATCCGCAGGTCTACCAGGCGCTGCGCACGCAGGTGGAGGCCGAACTCGCAATGGCCGGCCCGCCGCTCCCCGTGTGGTCGGAGGGCGTCCTGGGCGTGTTCTTCGGGCGAGACGCTGCGCTTGTCTACAACGAAGGCCACGAGGCCGAGAAGCCCAAGGCCGGCGGCCAGTACGCCGGCAAACCACCGCTCCCAACGCCTGCTGATTTCTCGGGCGAGACCCACTTGAAAGGACCCTGAACATGGACTTCACTCGATCAACTTGGGAAATGGTCATGGGGTCGCTGACCCCCATGACAGGGGCGATTTCCGGCACCACGCCGAAGCTGTCGACCTGGATCAAGGCCGTCGGGCTGGAGTCGTTCACGGCCACCCTTGCGACAACCGGCACCGTCAACGGAACCTGGACCGTCCAAGGGTCCAACGCCGACGACGCCACCAAGCCCGCCGAGCTGATCGTGGAGCTTGGCACGTACCCGTCACAGCCGACCTACCCGACGGGCGTGGCGTCGAGCGGCGACGTCGTACAGCCGACGTACGGGTTCCGGTACATCCGGTTCACGTTCACCCCGAGCGCGGGCGCGGGCAATGCGACCGTGACGTTCAAGGGGAAGATGACCGGCGCGCCGATGGACATGGCACAGCTGCACCACGGGAGTATCCACCTGCTCGTCGCCGCGGCTGACACGCTGGCCGGGCAGTTCGCGCTGGAAGGCTCCAACAACTGGTCGGGCATCCTCCAGGGCCAGAAGGCCAAGGGCCAGGCCTTCGCGGACGGGAACTGGACGCCCTACCTGCCATCGCCCGCCATTGCCGTCCTCGTTGCGTCGACGGGGCAAGACCGAATGGTCGACCTGGGGATCACCACCGACGGCGCAACCGGCATCATTCGTTGCGGCGCGGTTCGGTTGAACTTCACTTGGACGGCGGGATTCGGCAGCCCGAGCGCATACGGAGCCTACAAGGCAGCTTAATTAACGGTCGCGCCAACCTGTAATTGGCGCGAATTGACGGGGCGATCTTTGCCCGTACAGTCGGCTCAAACTCAGGGGGATTGCAATCATGGCTGAAGTGGAATTGACCGCAGAGGAAAAGGCCGATCTGGCCAAACGGCGCGCCGAGAAGGAACAAGCGCGAAAGCGTGAGTGCCTGAACGCGGCGACCGGGGAGGTCGATGCCGCCGCGGGGGTTCTCGGCGACGCTGACCACACGATCACCGACGAAGAGCGGATGGGCGTCATGGCCCGCCTGCGCGCGGCGATCAACCACATCAACGAGGCTGGGTAAGTCATGGCACGCATCTTTTCCGTTGGCGGCCAGAACATCACCCTCGCGGGTGCGGTGACCGCCGTATTCATCAACCCGCCCGCCGCCCCGTCGGTGGGCATCCGTCTTCTGCGCGCGTGGGCGCAGCAGGCCGGCAACGCGACCTCGGCGCAGACGCGCATCCAGCTCGTCACGCAGGTCACCGCGTTTCCGACGCTGACCAGCGCGACCCCGGCCAAGATGATGCGGCACGATCCCAACGTGGCGGTCATCACCGGCGGCACCGCTGGCGCGGCTGGAACCGCCGGCATCAACGCGTCCGCCGAAGGTGCGGGCACCAAGACGGTCATCAACGAGTACTCGTTCAACAACCTGAACGGGTTCGAGTGGCTCCCGACGGCCAAGGAAGTCATCGAGCTGGCGGCAGGCATGGCGTCGGGGTTGGGGCTCTACTTCCCCGCGGCGCCCGGCATCCTGACCGGCTGGGGCTTCGGGCTCACGTACGAAGAGATCTAGGCGACCCGGGGTGATGCACCCCCCGGACATGTTCAGCGAGCCGACGGTGGGCAATGCGCTCATCGTCGGCTTTGCCGTGGGCGGATAGGCCATGCCCCAGGTACAACCTGACCCCATCGACCTGTCCGCCTTGCAAGCGCAGTACGCCCTGCGCATCCAGCGTCTGACAGCCCACGACGGGCCCGGCGCGAACGGTGCGTTTCAGGCCATCGCGGTCCAGTCGAGAAACGCCGTGCGAGGGGCCGGCTTCGATCCGGACTTGTTCTGCATCGACACGAACACCTGGCAGATCGTCAACGCGATCACCGGGGTGCCGGCGTAGCCCATGGCCGGCTCGATCGTCCAGACGGCTCAGTCGGCCCCATCCGGGACGTCGACGACGGTCACACAGTCGATCACTGTCACGGCGGGCAACACGCTGGTGGTGGTCGGGTACGGCTACAGCAACACGTTCGGTCCGCCGCCGCCGGCAATGACCTGTGCCGACGGGACCAATACGTACACGCAGCGCGCGGCGGTCTCGTCGTGTTTCTACAACTTTGACGCTGAGGTTGCTTTCACCGCGCCGATCGCATCGAGCGGGACGATCACGGTCACGGTGACCTACGACCGGGTGTGCGACGGTCGCAAGATCTGGGTGCAAGAACTCGCGGGGCTCACCGCGACGCCCTACCAGGCGGCCGGCACGAACCTCCAGCCGTCGACCGGGACCGGGACGGACGCGATCACCGCCACCACGTCCGGGTCGACGTCTGTAACGCCGGTGTTCATCTGGGCGCAGACCCACAGCAAGAACAACCCAGGCCCAGCCAACGCCGGCACCGGGTTCACCCTCGGCGCCTCCGGCTGGAACGGTGGCGGCGGGGACCAGGCCCGCAGCGAATCAAAGAGCGACGCCGGGGCGACGGGGACCAAGACCGCGACGTTCACCGCGGCCAGCGGCACCGACGACTACGCGACGATCGTAATTGCCCTGGCGGAAGCTGGAGGCGCTGCGCCGGACCAGCCATCGCCCCGCCGCCGCCGCATCGAGGAGGCCGCCGAGGAGGCACCGCCGCGTCGTCGCCTTTTCGCGCCCATCCCGGCGGTGATTGTCGCCCAGCCGTTCGCGCGGGTGCGTCGCGCCCTCGACGATGCGCCCGACGATGTCCGCCCACGCCGTCACTCGGACGCCATCTCTGCGCTGGACGTGCCGGTCACGATTCCCGACCTGGCGCTGTGGCTGCGCGGCGACGGCGCGCGTGTGTCCGCCGGCAACGTCACCAGCGTCGACGACTGGTCTGGACGCGGCAACAACGTCACCAATAGCGGCACCGTGCCTTTCAACGCGACGGCGATCAATAACAAGCCGGGATGGACAGGCAACGGAAACGCCTGGCTCGAAAACACGGTGTCGAATCTGGTTTCTGCCGGCGGCGATCGCACGGTGTTCGTGGTCGCCAAGTCGGCGGGCACAGCGGGCGGTGGGTTGCTCGAATTCAGGACGAGTATCCCCACCAACTCGTTCGCGCACGCACAGGGCAGCACCGGCTTTCTGTTCTACGACTCTGCGCACACCTGGTCAGACGCGGTGAACGCCTCAACGTCGCCGATCATCTACGAAGCAACCTGGTCATCTGCTGTGGCGCCCATCATGAAGGCTAACGGCAGCGTCGTGGCCTTCGCTACAGGGTCGGGAAACCTGGACGCCGATTCGGGCGGGACGGGCTTTACGGTGATGTCGTGGAACCGCAAGCAGGCCGGGATCGGATGGACCGGCGACATGTGCGAAGTGATCGTCTTCTCGCGCATCCTGTCGGCGGCTGAGCAGCTCACGATCCGCACCTACCTGGCCCTCCGGTACCTGATCGGCATCGACGTACCCGCCTGGCGATCACGACAGTGGATGGACGCCGTCCGATCGAGCTGGGACGTCGAGGACGTCAGAGCGCGCAGGGCACGCGCCCCCATCGTCTCGGCTGTCACGCCCGACAACCCGCCCCCGCGCGCATCCACGGCCCGCGCGCGCATGCTGGCGGACGAGTCACGGGCCGAGCCGGAGCCGCGGGCACGCAAGGCGCTATTCAGCCACGGGCAGGGCTCTCTGTCGGTCACCGATGACACATCGTCGGCGGTAGTCGACCTGACGGCTGTCGGCACCACGGACTGGCGGACGTGGGAGTTCGTCTCGGGGCTTGGGGACATCTTCGTCCGCAAGGTATCGGGCGCGAACCAGATCAGCGACTACACGGTGATCGGCGGAGGAACGCCGGGGTGGTCGTCGGGCGGCCCGACCAACGTGGTCCAGTGGACAGACGGCGACCCGATTTCCGTTGGCTCGAATGCTGGGAACCTGCGCGCGGGCGTCGGCACCGGCAACGGGTGGTCATGGACGGTGGTGGCCGATGAAAACGTTCGCACGGTGCACTTGTACCTGCGGTCTATCAACCTGTCCCCGGGCACGGCGACGGTGCAGGCGAGCCTTTCGGATGGCAGCGCGGCGCCCATCAGCATCGGGGTAAGCGCCAACAGCGAGTGGAACGTCCACATCACCTACAAGGCCGGCGGCCCCGGTCAGGTGTTGAACATCACCTGCCTTGTCACTGGCGCTACGTCGGAGGCTGGCGTGCGCGCCGTCGCCCTCGCCGGCCCCGCGGTGCCCAACCCGATGCCATTCATCCGCCGACTGTGGCAGGTGCTGACCACCTGGGACACCGAGGAGCCGCGGGCGGCCAAGCGGTTCGCGCCGATCCCGCCTCCGGCAGCACCCGACAGCCCACAGC